CTCCTGTCGCTACTACAGCGTCATCAGAATCTAAGATTTGCATTACTACATCACCAGAAGCTGAAGCCCCTCTTACCATTCCTTGTGCACATAAGTATGCATCAGCACTTCTTGATGTACCTCCAGCTAAAGTATCTGTAGTGACCGTAAATCCTTCTTTAGCTGCTGAGTTTGCTGGGTTACATGTGAGTTCTGCTGACCCTAAATAAGGAGCACCAGTGGTTCTTGATATAGCTGACCCAACTGTTGTAAATTCTGTTATATCCGTGTTTTCTATTGATGGGTTTAAAATTCTATTTATTCCGGGACTACCACTAGTTGGTTTTTCCATGTTAGCTGTTGTTATGCCTTGGTCTATATCGTAGTATGCACTTGAAAATATTTCCAGTAAATTTACTGCACTTGTTCCTACAGTGCCGCTAAAAGGAACATATCTGTCCCAAGGTTGTACAGCCGTTCTTGTGCTTGGATCTGATTGCCACGTTTCAAAAGAGGCTGAATCAAAATAATCATTTGTAATTGACATCTATATTTCTCCTAATATTTTCTTATTAACTAGCAGCCGCCCCTAAGAGCGGCTACTTAATCATCTATGTAGTTTATACTCCGTATAATTTAATTAGATACTTACCAGCATCGTAGACACCATCAGTAGTACCACCACCACCTACTAAGTATAAATACTTGTCGGCAGCAACAATCGCACTGAGAGGTCTCATATTTACGTTAGCCGCGATAGTCCAGTCAGCAGCAGCTGCCAATACAGACACCTGATTAGATAGACCAGAAACAGCAGCATCTTCTGTACCTGTTGCTTCATCAGCATAAAACAAGTCAATGTCAGGCTCACCTGTTGTAGGTGTCTCTAAACATTGCATGTAACCACCAACGATAGTTCCGTTGACAGCTGTAGTTATTTGTCCTATGTGTGAATTTGCAGTAGCATCTTTACCAATAATATCTCCTGCGGCGTTTGAAGATAGCCCAGTTAAATCTATATAGATATTAGTTTCAAAGATTCCACCAACTTTTACTACTGAAGATTTGTAAACTGTGCCAGTACCTGTTGTGATACCAGTTCCAGCTGACACTGCTTCTGTAGTTCCTAGACTAGTTGCACCTGCAACTGCTAGTGTGCCTGACACTTCTGTAGCAGATGATGCCACGTTTAGTGAATCACCATCCCATGAAAGTGTAGCATCGCTGCCTGTACCGAAAATTAAAGTTTCGTCATCAGCGAAATAGTTAAAATCATAACCTAACGCAGATCTTGCTAGTACTCTAGCATCTGGCGTTACGTCTGACATTTTAAATGTATGTTTAGCCATTTAAGTTTTCCTCCGTTTTAAAAGCCATACTTGTCACATCATCTTGAATATTTCGATTTGTTCTCCACATAGCCTGCTTTATTGATTTCTTCAAAGCAGTCGTTGTTGGAGCATCTGCTAATGAGCCTTCTAATAAGGTCATTATTTCCCCGACCATCTTTTTGGTCTGGACATCCAAACTTTGTAACACTCCGTTAGCATATACAATCTGCATTATTCATCCTTACATTACATTTCATTTACATTCAGTTAAAAGTGAGGGCGACTAATTTAATCTTAATCACCCTCAACTTTTCATATAGTCTAATTTTTAGTTACTAGAATTATTGACTATGAGTTTAAGTCTAGTATTGCACCTTGAACGTCAAACCTGTAGCTTCTGAACTCTGCCATAGTGTATAGCAAACCTCTGACTACAAGTGCGTCAGCTGCAAAGTAATCTCTGTTCTCAATATACTGAGTAGGTTGAGCGACAGCGATTTCAAGGTAATCAGTATCTAATACATAAACATTAGATCCTAATTTCGCACCCGCAGTAGATTCTGACTTAGTAGTGTCAGCATCTGGCAGGATTGGAATACCTTGGTAAGTAGCAAGAACTAGTCCAGTTCTAGTACCGGGGAATGTCTTTTCAGAACCTACTCCCACTTGGTACTCTTCCTGTCCCATGTATCTTTGCTGTGAGTTTAGTAATCTTTCCAATTTGAAGTATTGGTCGTGACCCATAAGGATTAACTTAGGTTCTCCACCATTAGTTCTAATTGATTGGATACAGTCATCAAGTAAGTTTAGAGATAAGTCTCTTCCAACTCCACTGTTACCTTTTACAGTAGCAGCAGCTCCAAAAGTTCCTGATGTTCTGTTTGCTGTAGTTAAGTCGTAAGCTCCCGCGAATCTCTTAACACCAGCGTTACCAACTGTTGCATCGTTGTTAATTGCAACGATATCATCAATTGATGTTAAACCTGCTCTAGTTTGAACAGATAGGTTGTCTACAACAGCTCCTCCTGACAATGCAGCCGGAGTTCCGCTTAAAGCAGCTCCAGTTGTAATATCATTGCTAGAAATAGCAGAGATTGCTACGCTGTTTGCAGTTGATGAACCACCATCTACTAACATTACAGTGTCACCGATTCTTAAATCAGATCCACTAGTTACGTTAGCATCAGCAGTTCCTGAACCTGCAGAGACGTTACCAACCGTGTTAGGTAGTAACAATTCTTGGTTCATTTCCTTGATATGATCAAGTTGTGCATTTTCGTTTTCCAACGCTAATACATCACCTACACCACCTTCTAATTGGGCAGTGTACATTGCTTTCACAGAAGCACCGAATGAAGTAGAAATAATCTTAGGCAAGCTAGAGATTGTTTCTAGGTTTGAAACATCGATATCTGGTAGACTACCAGTCTCTGTAATAGGTCGAGACCTTTGTGTACCTCTATCAGTTCTTACCCTCCAACCAACGGTGTTACCGAAAACTGTTCTTGGGATTGCGTTGAAAAAACGAGTTTGGTTGTTCAATGACTGCCATACTTTTCTTCCGAAAGTAGACGTGAACACATTATCCGCAGATGTAGTCGTATAGATTGCATCAGCAGTTCCTGTGTTCGCTGCATTAAACGCTTTTGATAAGTACTCAGGACCGAATACAGACTGGTTTAGTCCTCTATTCGATTGAGAAATGTATTCACTTAGTGAAGGCATAATTATTATCTCCTCGTTTTATTCGTTAATAGTTAAGTTTAGAGATTTGCGATTTCGTCTGGCAAGTTCTCTGTTAATCCCTGTCTTTTGAACTCTTGCATTTTTCTGAGTTCTTTGTAAGACAAGTTAGTAAGTTGATCGACTACATCATTCACAGTCTGAGCTTTCTTGATTGGAGTTTCATCTGCTCCAAACACGTTAGTCAATTGTGGTTTCTGTAAGCCATTCTCTTCCTTGAATCCCATTTTTCGTAGTCTGTTCTCGGATTCTTCTTTTACTGCTTTAGATATATCCAAAGCTGCAATTTGTTTCTGAAGTTGCTGTATTGAAGCTTTCAACATAGCTTTTTCTTCATCTTCGTCTTCGTCATCCATTGCTTTTTCTTCTTCTTCATCTTTAGGGAATTTCTTTTCGTCATCCCCATTTCCGTCATCGTGCATAGCCATTTCCATTTTTTTGCTACCACCATACGCTTTTTCTTCTTTTTCGTCTTCATCACCATCTTCTGCTTGTATAGAAGCCTGTTGGTCTTCTATTTTAGTCGAAGGAGTGATAGTCTCAGATGAGTCATCTGAATCACCTACATAGTTAGGTGTTGCAGTTGCTCCCTTAGTAGGGTCTCCGCCACCGACAGTTTTCACGTCAGTTCCGTCTACATCCATACCTTGATCTGCGAGTTCTATTAACACTGACTTAGCAATATTCTTTACCAAGCTTGCGTGTTCATAAGCTGCCTGTTCTTGTTCAGCTTTTTCTATAGCATACGCATCATCTGCATCCATTCTTCCATCCATTTTTTGTAGCACTTCTGCAAGAGCCGCCAAACCTAATGACGTGCCTTCCATGTGCTTCTCAATTCTGTTTAGAATTTCATCAGCCATTATAGCCTCCTTGTTTTTAAGGTTTAATTTTTTTTAAAAAAACTTTGTTCGACCTAAAAAAGGTTGGTCTAAGCCACCTCCGACCTTTTCACAATATATTATAAAAT